ACTTTATCTCTTAAAATTTGAGCGGCTAATGTCTTGATGATGTGCATGTGGAGGGGTAAGTGAATAGACAAGACAACTAACCGCTCTAGACAATATACAAATAAAGGGGCTGAATAGTTACAACACTTTACAGTCCCCTTCACTTGTATTTCATTTAGAACGGTACGTCTGAACTCAGTTCATCTGGGTCAATCTTCGCTCCATTCGACCACGGGTAAACCTGAAATACTTTCCAGGCTTGACGTTTAGTACCATCACTGGCGGTATACTCTTCACGAGCAATCTTTACTAAACATGGCAAACCAAGTATATCATCTTCTTCTACTTGTCCTAAAACTGTATTATCATCTTTATCGACTTCAAATACAACTCCTATGGATTCAAAGAATTGTTTATACCTTCTGTTTTTCCATTTTTCGCTGTCTGCAGGATTGGGAGTGAGCCATACTCCACTACTCCTAAACTCTTTACCTGCAAGATACGAAGCATTTATCTTAACTGGATTTCCATCTGAATCTGTAACTTTGACTAATTCACCATTTTCCACGGTCATTTTGTCAATAGATACCTTTTCAACCTCAGGAGCAACTATAAATGTCATATTATAAACAAAACTTTCGTTCCATTCTTTGACAATTACAGTCTTCACATGAGCTGGATATGTTCCAGGTATGATAGGTAGAGATTTATCATCTCCTTTGCCTAATGTAGTTCCTTCTAACGATTTCACTAGTATTCTCCTTTATTTTGTTGTATTGCGTACAATAGTGTATTGTTGAACAAGTGTATTAAACTTATCACGGAACTCAACCATCTTTTTACTATAGTCTTTTCCGTTCAAGCCTTGAAAATACAACTGAGGACATACCCAAGTACCATTTGCAGTTTTCATATATCTGCGAGTGTTACGTTTACGGCTACTAACAAGACCAGAGTCCTGCATTTCCTTAATTGCTTTATCATTCAATACACCTTCTTTGCGAAGTTGTTCTGCTTCTGCAACTGTGAGTTTTCCCATTGTTGGGTCTCCTTTTTAATAGTCCTTATCAATAAATTCTGGTTGCTTATCTTTCTGTTCTTCTATAGAGAAAGTATAGTAACTAGGATTGACAGAGACTTTTTTGTTTGTTTCTGTTTTAAAAACCATCATAGGTTTTCCATTTAACAGTTTATATCCCTTAAATACAACATGACGAAGTTCTCTTCCATCGTTTGTACCAATAGTGTATTTACTGTTTACTTCTAGTATTCCATCATCATGAAGATTCATCTTGTTTTGCTCTTCTTTCTAAAGATTTAAGAGTAATAGCATAATTATCAGAATGTACTACTAGATTATCTATGCCATCTGCTACTTCAATGTATTTTGCTTCTCCTAATGTTTCAGCAACTTTAAGCAGTCTTTCTACTTGTTCTTTAGTTAATGGTGTGTAACTTGGTAAATCTTCACCAGCGTAGATGTACAAACCCAATCCGTGTAAGGCAATAACCTTAGCTAAACATCTTTGGATTGAGGTATTAACCTGAAAAGCGTTTGGTTCATCTATTGTTTGATTACGATTATCCAATACGGGATGTATTTGTGCTCTGTCTATACCATCAACAGTTAAGGTCACTTTAACAAAACAACCTGCTTCTGTTCTCATATATGGAGATTGTTTTACATCATAACCATTTCCATCAGGGTATTCATGTACTATCCATGTAGCTTTTGGGTCTACTTTGAGCAACTCCCGTACTGCCCAAGCCCAACTAAGATAGGTAAAATTACCTTTCTTTTCTGTAAACTCATTTACATTTACAGCATTAAGCACTTCAAATGTGCTTTTCTTCTTTTCTGGCATTTATGCCTCCTTGTTTATAACCATTCATAATAGAATAAATCTCCACAATCACTATCTTCGAAATCTTCTTCAGAAATAGGAGCAATTTTACTTATATCTGAAATACAATCAATAGGACTCCAGTAAGCATATCTGATACCAGTACTCCTAAATTCTATTTTCTTCGATGTATACCCCTTTTTTCGCATTATTTTGGCTATTTGGTTACGTCTTTCTTCTTCAACTGGGCAGTCCTTATCGTATTTATACCCCCAGTACTTATGTGATTTTGTTGGTATTCCTGCCATGTTATTTTCCTTTGCAATGTATTTTATAGTAATTACAATATTTACATTCCCAATTATAAACTGGTGTATTATAACTGCCTATCTCTGGTTTGCCTTCTTCATCTATAGATTCATTTAATTCAATCCAGTAATAAAATGCATTTTGTATCCATTCTTTATCAATCGTTTGAATCTTCATCATACTATCATCTTTCCTGTACCATATCAATCCCATTTCTACATCAGATTTTTCCTTATCAAGTTCTGTTAGTAAGCCTAATGCATATGTGCCTAACTGTAACTGATAATTAACTGATGGATTGGGGTCTATATTCCTGCCAAAGACTTTTTTCCACTTAAAAGAATGAGCAGTCTTTAAATCATATACAAACAGTTTATCTTCAGTATCTACTGCTAAATCTAAATGACCTACTACATTTATGTTTGGTAGTTCTATTCTGTGTTCTGAATACACAGTTACATCATCTATTTTGTGTTTATTGTTATATCCTATTATAGCTTGTTCTAAGTCTTTATGAACTAATGTCCCTAGTCTCATGACTCTTAAGGGTCTTATTTCGTATGGCGACTCTTCATAACCATTAATCTTATACCATTGTTTCCTATGACATGAACCAGCAGATGAAGCACTATACCAGCCTTTAAATTTGGTATATTTCTCTTTATGCTTATCTCCTTCTTCAAGCAAATAGTCATGGTAAATGTTTTCAATATTAATCATCAATTACCCCTATAATTGTACTTAAATTTAATTATTATTACATTTATAACCAAGAGTTAAAGCAAGTGAACGGGGGACATATCCATTAAAATGAATGGGCAACATCCCCCATCTTCCGCATCTACTGTGTGTCAGCAGTGGTTTTAGAAAACCCTTCTAACTTGTATGAAGCAAAAGTTTTTCCCCTTCTTGTTATTTTCTTAGTTATTATTTTATGTCCAGTTGCTCTTAAGTTATATATAATAGCAGCTAGCCTAAAACAACCGTATTGTTCTAAAGCGTCTAATGGAGTTATTGTATCTCCTCTCATTAAATGAGCAAGAATATTTTCTCCTTGACTACTGTATCTTCCTGGTTCTAGCATATCTCAAAACCTCCTGACTGTTCTGCAAACTTTGCAAATTCCATTATGAACTCTCTAGATGGAGGATAATTTGCTCCCCAATCTCTTTGGTCATATGCTTCATTCCATTGAGTTTTATATGGTTCTGGGTAATCCATTGGAACTACGTCATCGCCATGGTCTTCTTTACAATTTTTAGTAATAGCATCTAAAACTTTTTGTACGTTTTTATTATGCTTATTAGCTTTATTGTAATGCTTCATCATTTCATCTTCCCAGGTTTGTATAACTCCACCCTTATCAAGTTTTCTAAGTCTTGATGCTACTCTTACTGATTTTGTTTTAGACACTCTCTCACCACTGTTAAAACAACCAGCGTTCATGTCTTTATCAGATAGAATATCATGACAAGCACCACAAACGAATGACCATAGAGGTCTCCAAAACCAAACATTGGCTCTGAAGTATATTCCAGGATTTTCTTCTTGGTGAGCTGTGTCAGCTTTGCAGTATGCATCTTTATCTTTTTCTGTCATCTTTTCCCAGTTATTCCATCCATCATTGTCTTTAAATTTAGATAATATTGGTGGTTCTTCTGTATTTTCTATAGGATTTAATCCATACAAATCGTACCCCATTGTTTAGCCTCCTTCTGTTTTAGTTTTATGACTTCGTTAATTTCCTTCTCACCAAAGCCGTATTCAACCAGTCTAGCAGGTAACACTACATTAATATCACATTGATAGCAACATGTACCTTCATTAATTGGCTGTGCGTTACAACCACCATCCCAACCAAATGGGTCAGCAATTATTTTTTCTTCACATATACTACATTTCATAATATATCTCCAAAATGTCGGGGGCAGCATAAGCCACCCCCTGTGTGACGGTCAAATGAATCTCACATATTTACCAGTCGACTTGAAATTGTATAATTTCTCAAGCAACCTAATGTAAGACTCTGTGTCTGGACAACGAACAAGACGTTCACTTAAATAATCCATCTTTTGCATCATCCTGTCATGGTCATACTCATCAACCTGTTCAATGATTTTAAGCAAAGCACATATAAAACTACGTTGTTTGTAGTATTTAAAGACTCTACTAAATTCATTAATCATCTCAATAATAGCATTACACTCGGATATGCTTCTTAGCATTACAAATGTACCTTCCTTAAAAGCAGATGCTACACCTTTTGTATTACCAGCAAGTAATATCTGGACACAATTATGACTCCACTGACTACGTTTCTTGAAACCTGCATAAACAGCATATTCTTTGAAACCTAATGCACAGTAGTAGTTCATATAATCATCATATGACCATTTCTTCGATGCTTGTAGTTGAGCAACATCTTCAGCTTTTAATTTGTTTTCAGTATCAACAACATAATAAACCCAGTCATTGTTGAATTTGAGACTTACAAATCTAAACTGACCATCAAATATAACATGCTTGCCTTCAGGGTGCTCCTTAGTAGCATATTTCTTATTCTTTGGCTTAACCACAATAGGTATTAAGTCTGTTATGTTACCAATATTATGCATACTTCTCATAATACTAGCAACGTGAGTTGGTATTACGTCTCTGTTCCAATCAACTAGATGAAACAGTCCATAGTCTTTTGTTTTTAGTATTCTTGGCATACTTGCCTCCTTGTTATCTTAGTCCAAAATATTCTAGTATTCTATAAATTCTTGATTCACGGCAGTAACTCAACCAAGCTCCAAGTATGATGTTTGCTTTGATTGTATTTTCACCTATCGGTCTACCGTTCCTATTCACTAACTTCATGTTGTTCCCTGTTATCTTTAAATCGCTCATCAAATACGTTCTCCAGTTCTTCTATTAAGTTGTCTTTAAATACAAGTTTAACACAATTCTCTGTATTATACATTGTTTGAATATATACATCAGTGTACATATTTAGTTTGTTTGCTTCCATAAATGACTTAGGCAAAGTAAGTCTGCCTCTGTTATCTATTTTACACTTTGCTATCCACATCATTAGAACCTCCTGCTGTCTCTTAATGCTCGTTGAGATATTTGATAGTACGAATACGGTTGTGAATCATGATGCGAACTATCAGTATCTTTTATATAATCTTTATAACAAGATAAGATTACAAATAAAGCTATTATTATTATTATTTCCATTGTCTGCTCCTTGTTTAAAATGGGAGTTGCTCTGTCCCGCTTGGTTAGAATTATTCTATCACAGAACTTAATATGAAACAAGGATAAGACTGCCACTTCGCACTCTATAACCTTGTGTACATCCAAAGATACTTCAGCTCAGGTTAATTAAGCCAAAACTCAGGTATCTCGATTATTGATGCCTATCAGATAAGATGGTCCGATAGTGAGCTTCCGTCTCTATTTCAGTATTCTCTCAAATACCTACACCAGCCTTAACACTGGATTAATCTGCTACATGGGTCTGATTAAGCCCAAAGAGGATACTACCTTTAGGGATAGACGTAGAGCCTCATACCACTACAGTTTATCATGTAACTTGTCCCTAGCCGAGAAGACTAATAGGACTCAGATGAACAGACAGTTCTTAATCTGTATTTTTAACGGTCACCTTCATACAACGTTAGTTACTTCAATTCAAAGCAACTCCACAAATATTTGATAATGCTGGCAAACTACGCCAGCACTACCATCACACTAGTTACTGTTTATCCATTTCCTGAACCAGTAACTTAAAAAACATCTTTCCACATTCCAATGTTAGCCTCTCTTCATCATCATGATGTTCTATCGCTGCAATGAGAGGTTCTAGTCTGTTCCACGTTCCACGTTTGACTAAGTAATAATCACTAACCATGTCGCGGTCTATGATTTCTACCAAGTCTTTGCCATCATTCTTGTTCATCAGCTCTTCCTGCCATTCTTCTGTAGTCTTATGAAATAAAGACCAAGCAGTATGCGGGTTGAAAGCTAAATCATCAGTTGTGATACCAATTAACTCGTTGTTTGCCATGTTTACTCCTTTTGAAGTTATTGCCCAGGTTATATGAAATTGTACTATTAATACATAGATTAGTGTATACGTACATCTTATCCGAAGCATGGTGAGTATGCAAAGTGGATAGATACAGCATCATATTGTAGTAATAGAGTTAATAATACCTAATAATACGACGGAGCAGTAACCAGCACTACGCTGGTTACCACTCTAACACATTCGAACACGCTGACTAGGATGCTCACGATTGTCTCGCGGTTTGCCCTACGTCATGTAGATGCGACGTCTATTGATTTCCTTGTGCCTGATGTACTTCAATGAGTTTCTTGATGTGTTTAGTCAACTCTTCCATAGGTTCTACTACATTAGCATTGCTATTCACACCAGCCCATAAAGCTGCTAGGTCCTCGAAAGTACCTTGAGAAGCTGCCTTCGCTAACATGATTGCAGCCAGTGCTGATTCAGTCTCAGCCTTTACTGTCTTCATGTCTTTGAGATTAATTCTTTGAGGGAAATCTCTGCCCCCTGTAACTCTTAGTGACATAGTTATCTCCTATTTAATTATAACTCAATAAGGATTCAAAAAGTCAATTACAACGTAAACTACTATTTAGAAAAACCCCTAATTAGGGGTATATACAATAAATAAGGACGCACTTCAAAATGCTACAATTTTTATAGGAAAGCACCTGGGCATTTGCTTAATTTTGCTTTATGAGTGATGGATATATTACATCTAAGCAATTATCTGGAAAAGAAGCTCACACCGGAGTAGCTCGAACTCAGGATAAAGTTCGTGAGGCTCAAAAGGAGGAAGTCCTTACATTAGCTCAACAAATGGCGGAACAGATTCTAAAAGAAGAAAGAGAAAAGAAAGAAAGTAATATAAAGAAAGAAAAGAGAAAGAAGAAAACAGTTGCAGCTAAAAGTAGTAAATAAGAACTTCCACCAATGCCAGTTTCGATAGAATGGCTCTCTAGACTTCCAGCGAAGGAACAAGAGAAGATATTAAAGTCTCTTTCCAATGCTGAAGAATTGAAGCCTATCGAGGTAGACGGTGTAGTTTATCATGTACCAGGAGCAGTTATCGGTTTGATTGATTCTCTATGGATGCAAATTCAGGAGGGTTGTAAGACTGGTACTTACGATTTAGATAGTGGAATCGAAAAAAATTAAGAAAGTAGAGCATATCGTTTACGATAATGTTCAGGAGTTTCAGGAGGATAATCCTGATATCAATCTATATTTTGATTGGAAGAAGGCAAAAGAAGGAGACTGGGTATTATCAGATGACAATAGAGTTGTTCAGCTTTTGAAGGTATCTAAGTCTATAAATCATCCTTCTGATAGAAAGAATTACAAATATGCTGATGGTTGGGTTCGTACTGTAGTTGGAACTTTTCTAACTCATAAGAACACATTCATGGACACAGATTTCAGTGCCCATCCTAATAGGTATACTTTTAGTAAAACTATCAAAGATGCCAACAAGAGAGTGAAGGAGAGAACGAACGTAACGAAGAAAGAGAAGCTCTTCGCTACTAACGTAGCAGTTGGGATGGGTGCTGTAAAATCCTATATGGATGCTTATGGAGAATTAAGCCATGACAAAGCAAAAAATAAAGCAGCTGTGCTTTTAAAGCAGGAGAGAGTAATGAAAGAAGTTGAAAAAAGTGTAATGGACGTTGCTAAAGAGATGGGGGTCGACCATGAGTACATTTTTAGGAGCCTAAAACAATTAGCTGAAACATCAGTTGATGAGAATATTGCTTTGCAGTCATTAAAGGAAATGGGTAAGGCAATAGGTACTCTAGGTGGTGGCGTGAAACGAATTGAGAGTGGAGTGGTTGGATTATTTCAAGGATTTACTCCAGAACAAATAGAGAATGTGGAGAGAAAGATGATAGGGTCTAGTAAGGAGGCTAAGTAATGGTCTGCCCTAGATGTTCTAGTTTATATGTTAAAAAAGATGGGAAAAAATATCATAAAAAACATTCTTCTCAGCAGTATAAATGTAAATCGTGTAATAGGTACTTTTCTGTCCCACTGCAGTCTGAAATTAAAGAGTATGAAGAAGTATCTCCAGGACAGGTATTCCGATATGAATCAGATAAGGTTATAAAGGTTCATGGATTAACAGATATTCATGTTGGAGCTAATGAATTTGATTTAAAGAAATTCCAGCAGGCAGTAAAGACTATTTATGAAGATGATAACGCTGTTTGGTTTGGTAATGGTGATTTATTAGAATTAATCCCACCTCACTACAAGATAAGTCAGAGAGGACAGGAGATTCCCCCTGACGAGCAATATCTTACATTTCTTCAGTTAGTGCAGACAATAAAAGATAAATGCCTCTTTGTAAGGGGAGGAAACCACGATTATCTTAGAAGTTTCAATATTTTAGATTTGGATATTTGTAAAATTATAGCAAGTGAGATGAATGTACCATATTTCAAG